TACTGTTGACCAAGATTGAATAAACCTTGAGCAGCAGCCGTTAAAGGCTGTTGAAAGCCTTGAGCAGCTTGCGCTTGAGACAACGAACCACCAGCTAAACCCATAAGGGCTTCACGCTGAGCGGCAACATCAGGAGCTACTTGGTAGCCTGCGCCAACTAAACGACCTTGATCATCATATTGGAAACCGGACGTACCGAAGCGAGTAGTGACACCCACAGGACGGAATGCAGCAGCCTCTGCAGCTTGTTGACCGGCAGCTAAGTTAGCATTGGCTACGTTCTGCTGAGCCTGAGTTGCTTGATCAGAAGCTAAATAGCTACCTAAAGCACTAATGCCTGCATTGATAGTGCTAGGCTGTGTTAAGAAATCATACCATGCCATTATTAATAACTCCCACCGTCAACGGTTGCATCAAATGTTCCTGTAACAGTTAGATTAACTGCTGTAGCCGTACCTGTTAGAGCAGGACTAGCTTTGTCTGCTTTAGAGTTGACAGCAGAAGCAATAGCATTAAATTCTGTATCAATCTCTGTACCTTTAACCAACTTTGAAGGATTACCTGGGGACAGGGAATCTTTAACAGCAAAGTCGGTTGCCTTTGTGTAGTTAGACATATTTACCTCGTGCGTCCTGCTTTAACATAGCAGTCAATCTTTTGAATAGAAATGCTGGAACCATTGACTATTGTCTCAACACCTAACTGAAGTACGTTACCTGTACCGCTTGCTTGAATGGATTTATTATCAAAGACCACACCAGCAGTGTAGTAGTCTTCACCATACTCAGCGATACCGTACTCTGCAATAGAAATATCACCTAATTGAATGTTACGGCTCAGGAAGGTATTACCATAGTCAAAGCCATACTTCACAGTGACATCTGCTGCGTTACCCCCTACAAAGGTCATACTAACCTTCTTGAGGATCTTCATTGCTGTTGGAGAACCAAAGTCAAAGTAATTAGTATAATATTTTACACGAAAAGTGCTACCGTTGTCAAGATATTCATCGTATTTTCCAATAAAAGAATGCTGTCCTAACAATAATTCTTTACTTCTGGTGTAGCAGAAAGCCTTAGGAGAGTACGAAGGCCACACTGTAGTCCTAGATGCACCATTTTGGAGCGTAGTACGCATATCAAAACAGTAAACCTTATTACTTACAGGTAAAGATAATAGATAGAAAGCATCCTTATCAGAGTACACAGCCTTGATCTTAGTCAAGTCTTCAGTAGAAAGATCGTCTACTAAGTCATCAGTAACGTTCAAGCTAATCTCTCGCATAGGAGCAGACTTCTCTTGAATGGTACGCATCAGAGCACGTACACCAGTATCAGATAAGAAGATGATGTCTCCACCTGTTACCACTACAGAGTCTCTGGAGGTACATCCAATACCGCTGATAGCGTCGTATAAGGACATCGAAGAGGGATCACGAGCACCTTGATAGATCAAGATCTGTCTACGGCCAAAGATGATTAGGAAGCCGTTATGAGCAGCTAATGCAATAATTTCATCCGCACCATTAGGCCAGATCTGAGCTACATCTAAAGTACCTGAAGTGCCTGTATTAAGCACATGGCCTGCTTTGAGATCGGAGAACTGTACTGTGTTTTTGTCTGAAGAGGTATTAGCACTCCATGTACGACCATAGGCACTAATGACACAGTGAGCACTTTGTACAGTACCTAAGTAGCCAGTCTTCTCAGAGATACGACGATAGGTAGTAGAACTTGTAGCAGGATCAAACACCAGAGGATCATGCCCAGTCTGGTATAAGAATAAGCAGCCATTCAGAGCAGCCATCTGCCAGTTATTACCTGTAATAGTGGGAGCTACACCACCACCTCCATAGGTCAGCTCAGTCAGGGTAGATCCATTAAGTTTAAAAAGCTTATTAGAGCCTGCAGCAACAATGTAGCTATTACCAGAGTTATCAATAAGTTCACCGATAGATTGAACATTATCTGCTAATGCTGCCAAAGAAGAATGTTTAGTAACCCAGCCTTTACGAGAACCGATACGACCAAACTTGTCGATAATGCAGTTATCAGCAACAGTCGCATAACCATTATCAAGACCCACAGATGAATCCTGACGGTTAAGGCCCATAAAGCCAGGGGCTTGAATTGTAGTGGTTAGTAACTGTTCTGCCATTATCTGCTTTCCCAGACCATTTCTTCCTGATAGTGATTACGCTCGATAGCCACAGCATCAGCAAGAGCTAGACGATACATCTGATAAGCTTCAGAGGAGAGCACACCGGAGTCTTCACCACGCTCAGCAATAGCCTTAGCGTAGGTCAACATAGACACTAAATGAGAAGGAACTAAGATACGATCATTGTCTGCACTCAGATCAGCTTGAGGGATAACCAAGTTAAAGCGTAGATCATAAACACCATCAGGGATAGGATAAATGTCTACCTGAGTATCACCATTCTCATCTACACCGTTAAAGTTAAAGAACTCAGGTGCATTCTTCTGAACATCAGTAATAACAAACTGACGGTTCATCCAAGTAGTAGGAGCATAACGCATTTCCCAGTCTTTGGTGTCGTTATACACATCAATGACTCGGAAGCGAGTACGAGAGCCTACCAGAACATAGTTAAAAATATCCGCTGTTGTAGTAGCAGTAAGTGTGTCGGATAAAGCATTCCAGTCATAAGCATCTTCAACCTCACGCTTAGAATCATTGATTAAGACACCTACCATACGCGAGTAGTCAGTATCGCCTACAGAAGTTACAATAGGTTCCCTTAACCGTTTAAGAACATCGTTAACAATGTCTAAATAGGTAGCCATTAAATGCCTTCTTTCTTAATCAACTCAAATGTGCAGATAGTACTAAATGTACTCCCTGCTTCACTTTGCATCATAACTTTGTCGCCCTCTTCCATGACAACATAGGCTCCTCCGTCCATCCTGACATATTCTTTAGCATTAACAGAATTAGCGTTAAGAACATAGATGTCAGCAGAAGCACTAGCGTCATGCCAATAAACAGTCATAGCTTTGGTAGAACCTGAACCATTGAAAAGGTACATTAAATTCCACTTAGCGATATAGCCAGTAGGGACTGTATATACAGTAGTTAAAGCCCCTGCTGTTAAGTTTAATCCAATGGTTACAGGTCTACTCATGATGTTTACTTAGCTTTCTTCTTTTTAGGTTTACTTTTACCAGTACTACCTTTGGCCTCAGAAAGGGCAATAGCTACAGCTTGCTTCTGAGGTTTACCTTCTTTTACCATCTTAGAGATATTCTCACTGATAGTCTTGTCTGATTTACCCTTCTTCAGAGGCATATCAGTTACCCCAAGGCGTACCCGATGCAGTCACCGGATTCTTCTGAGCCTCGATCTGAGCCAGCACAGCAGCCTCGGTAGCGTCCTTGTCCACCTTAGCCCAAACCCACGACAAGACAGTAGCTTCAGTGAGGGACTCGTAAGGGATGCTCAGTTCACCGTCAAAGGAGCAGGAGGCATAGACGGAGCCGGAGAAGTCGCCGTCTTGAGCAGAGCAAGTCCAATGGCCGACACGGACAAAGCCGGTAGCGACATCTCTTTCGGTATTGGTCACAGACCATTTAATAGTTGCAGTCATTTCAGTTTCCTTTACAGGTTAGGGGTGAGAGGCTTTGTATGCGTCAAATTCAGCTTTGAGTTCCTGAATTGCCGCTGTGAGGGTAGCCACCAAGAAGCTGGTGTCGATGCCTTGGTAGACGGGGTTGCCTTCAGCATCCACAGCGTCTTTCTCGCCAGTCACGCACTGTGGCACGACAGCTTGCAACTCATGGGCAATAAAGCCTTCACCGTCAGAGCCGTCTGCTTTCCAGTTGTAGATGCATGGTTTGAGAGCAGCGACCTTAGCCAACGCACCAGTCATTGGCTGGATGTTTTCTTTCAGGCGGTAGTCGGAGGAGGTCGAGTATGTGGTTGCCGATCCACTGGTTGAAATCTGCCCAACAACACCGTTACCGTTTTTGAAGTAGATACGGCCATGCGATGTAGTGCCAGTTTCAACCATCGAAATGCCAACAACACCTTGATCGTTCAACGTGAATCTTGCGCCGCTGTCTTGTGTCGTAGTGGCTAACAGCAAATTACCACTCGCATCCAGCGTCATAGCCTGAGTAAAGCTGATGGCGTTGCCTGCTGTGCCGGAGGGGGCGGTGTACCACTGGTGCTGACCGTTTTTCTGGGCGTAGCTGGTTGCGTAGTCCGATGCGATGTATTTTTCGCCAGCGTTGTAATAGTAGTTGGCCGACATCCGGGCTTCGTTTGAATACCCGTAGAAGGAAGCGCGGTTGACCTGGAAAACAGGCGTAACGGTTGCCCACGCACTCGGCGTCACCCCGAGGCCGAGGTTGCCGGAGGAGTCGAGCAGCATGTTGGTAGCGTAGCCGCTGCCAGACTGAAACTTGATGTTGGTACCAGAGACAAGTTGAAGCGCGTTGTCAGTTCCATCATTCCCGACGTACAACGCAAGACCGCCAGTTCCGATCTTGATGCGGCCAGAGCCAAGAGTCAGCTTGTCGGTGATCGAACTCGTCCCAATGCCAAGACCTGTGGAGGTCAGGCGCATTTGTTCGGAAGAGTTAATTGAAAAACCGATAGGGCCGTTCGCGTAGTTGACAATGTTCAGATCGTTTCCGCCTACGCCGTAATAAATCTCGCCCTTCAAGGTTGCGCCACTATCTCCAAACTTTAATGCAGGAAAGCTGGCTGCATTGATCTGCATGGCCGCTCCGTTGTACGTCAGCGCACTCCCCGAGGTCAGCACCTTGCTGCCGTTCAGGTAGGTAACGCCGTTGGCGGTGCCATTAGGAAGTGCCAACGAAGAAGGATTAGTACCTAATTCAACAACAGTACCGCCAGAGTTTTCAGTGAATAATCGTTTATCTGCTACGTTAACAGCTAATTCGCCTTGAACTAACTGAGCAGCGGAAGGTACAGAACTAGCCGTAGAACTGTTTTTAGTGATAATAGTTGCCATTTAAATTTCCCTTAAAAGGTTCCACCGTTAATAGTAGACACATAACCTGCTGCTTCGGCTGCAGAGGCTGCTGCCGCAGAAGCTGAGGAAGCTGCTGCTGACGCTGAGGAAGCCGCTGCTGACGCTGAGGTAGATGCACTAGTTGCGCTATTAGAAGCATTGGTAGCAGAGGAAGCCGCTGCAGTAGCAGAACTTGCTGCATTAGTTGCAGAGGTACTCGCTGCAGATGCTGAGCTAGACGCAGAAGAAGCACTAGAGGCTGCTG